TAATGGACCGTACGTTGATTTAACGGGACTAAATCCCTCTGGAATTATAAAATTGCTTTGAAAACCACCGTTGCCATTTGGCTTTTGTACTTGCAACCACGTTCCGCCTTTGCCGTCAACGGTAGATTCACGTTTTGGTAACTTACTGAAATTAGCGTCTGTAGGCGGGGTTATAGAAATAGTCGCCCAACTGTCCCCATCTGCCCCAGCAACAACAAGGTTCCCGATTCTTGTAAGTTGAATAAAGCTCTTACCGTTAAGCCATGATGCTCCTTGTGGAGTCTTATAAACATACATCTTTTGTGTTGTTGGCTGAGCAGTGGTTGAACCAGTAGTTGTTGGGATAGTAACTGTATTACCACCACTAATAGTTAGTTGTCCATTGTTGAATGTCAGTGTTTGTGGAGGTTGTGTTGGACCAGGTTCCCCTTGTTCACCTTTATCACCCTTTGGACCTTTTAGCGACTGTAATTGTTCTGGGGTAAAGTCAGAGAATGTAAACGGGTCTCCTTTTGGTCCTTGTTCTCCTCGTGGACCAACATCACCTTGGGGTCCCCTTTCTCCTGGAATACCTGGCTCGCCTTTATCACCTTTAAGCCCTGGAGGACCTTGCAATCCTTGAGGACCAGCTTCACCTTGTTGACCACGTTCACCAGGGATACCTTGTTCTCCTTTTAAACCTTGTGGACCCTCTGGACCTTGTACACCTCGTGCACCAGATAAGTCTGTCAATAAACTATACCCAGATTCATTTTTAATATATAGCTTTGCGTTGTCTTCATCTTCTACATTGTCTGTATTAATAAGAACAATGTCCCCCATATTCAAGGAGTTAGACTCTGCTTGCATAGCAGATACGGAGTTATAAATTTTAACAATTTTAAACGGAGCTCCTTGCTCTCCTTTAGGACCAACTGGACCTTCTGGACCCATAGGTCCCTGTGGACCTGTCGGACCCATAGGACCTGCAATACCTTGAAGCCCCTGTGGACCTACTTCACCTTGCGGACCCATTGGACCGATAGGACCAGTCTCACCAACGTCCCCCCTTAATCCCTGTGGACCAGGGTCGCCTTTCTCTCCTTTAGGACCTTCTGGACCTTGAATGCCACGTTCTCCTTGTGGTCCCATTTCTCCCCTAGGTCCTTGCGGTCCTGGTTCACCAGGTCCTCCTTTATCGCCTTTGAGCCCAAATTTAACTTCAATTTTAATTGGGTCTGGTAAAGTAATTTCCAGATTATTTTTCTTCGTATCTGGGAGATTTACTTCCAATGTATTGTCCATATTCCTCCTATTTCCGTAGTCGCCCAAGTACATTAGTACTCATTAAATCCATTAACTTATCCATATGAGGCACACCGCTATCTCTCATATTCTCAATAATTGAAAGTGATTCACTGTAGCATACATAGCCTATAGTGAACGTAATAGCTCTAATACCTAGTTCAATATGGCTGTTAGCTAAAGCAGAATCTATCATATCGCCAGCGACTAACAATAAAGCAATTTGAATCACTTTACTAACAAAGCCAAAACCTAGGTGAGAACTGTTAATCTTCCCAGCTCTAAAAGCTGGTATCCACCCATAGAAAGCACTGATAACAGTAATTCTTTCTTTGGGAATTCCCTCCTCTTGGAGGTATTCATAACTGATAGCAAACCATTTTGTGATAATGTCAATTACGATAAGCCAGAAGATAGCTTGTGCAATATAAGCTACATCTGTTTCATGAATAGACATAATTAATGATAGAAAACTACCAGCAACTACCTTTATCTCCCAATAGTCTAATAGTTTTGACAAATGAGTGACGAATCTTTCATAGACGTCTAATGCATCTGCCAAAACTATAAAGCCTAAAACGGATAAAAACCTATACGGAGGTGGGAAATGCTCCTGTAACCATTTAAGCATTAAAACCTCCTAATGATAAGAAATACCAGGACTTACAATGAATCTACCTTGTAAAATCCTGGTCTTTTTACCTTCTTTATTTGTTTGTAAAATATCATACCAATATTCACCAACCTCTTCATAATTGAGACCTTCCGTATCAATCTTAGAGGTTAGTTCGCTAGGGAAGTAGAAATCTACCAAGCCATCGGGGGCATCTACAACAGTAGATACCGCCTCGATTAACACTTGGTCACTTTCCGCATCTTCTCTAACTTTTAATGTAAATTGGTAATCCGTAATATCTACTGGGGCATCGTGACTATCTTTTATCCGTAATTGGAAAGAAAAGTCATCCCCTTGATTCACCACTAACTCTTGCGTTGGTGGCATTAGTTTTCGTTTAGCCAATTTACCTCCTTGTTAGTTACTCAGTAGCTTCGGAACGTTTAGCTTCTTGTTCAGCAAGCCATTCAGATACTAACTCAATATAGCGTTTAGGAATAGCTTTTTTGCCACCTACAGCCTCTTCTTTTGTTAATACCCAGCTACCATTAAGAATTAAGTAACCATAAATTGGAACCATTGTTTTGAAAATGTACATATCACATTTCTCCTTTACATAACATAAAACGGCATACATATCCGTTAAAAAACTAACCATTTTTATCTCCTATTAATTGAGCCATTGTTTCACTTAATTCAGAAAGAGCAGACATAATTTGTTCGTTAGAGACAGTTGGAACTGGAGGGTCATCATTTATATTACTTGGAGGAGTTTCAACAAACTCATCCTGGAATGTCCTTTCTTTAATAGGTTCTTGTATCTTTTTAGGGTTCCCATCATCTCCTTTTATATATTTTCCAGAATTATACAGTTCAAAATGCTCTTGTGTAACGGTATATTCGGTCTCTTCTTCTGAAGTAAATAGTCTGTATGGCTTTTCAAAAAAGAATTCTACATTATAAAACATATCTCACCTACGATACTTGCTTAGACGCTTCTTCCTCAATAATAATCACCCCTCCATCAAATATTTTCGTATCAACTATTTCTATAGAGCTTCTCCCTCCAAGAGTTCCTGTAAGAGGTATTTTTTTCCCAATCCAAGCATCTGGACAGGCACCAATAGTGATAGTAAATTCTGGAATAGGTTCGTTTTCTGGAATACTTATTTCTTGAACTACTGGTTGAGACATCCCCATTTGATATGCAAAATAGCCATGCATCTCTCTGTGGTATCCGCCCCTTGCTCCATGATGAGAATCACTTTGTATTTTACTTGGCACTGGAGCACCAATAATATTAAGAGAAGGTCCAAAATAACCGTCTCCCCATTTGCTCATCCTTGTTCCACTATCCCACAACATTTTAAATGACGGAGACATTCCACTTTTTTCTAAGTCCTCTTTATTCGTTGTATTTACTTCCAAGGGAAAAGCTAAAGAGGTGTTTGTTAAATACCCAGGTATTTTAAATGGCGTGCTGTGAAGTTCCCAACCATGAGGATACCCCAATCCAAAATCACTTGCAAAGAAGGTTTCTTCTGGTTGTTCATCATGCTTCCAAGAAGGATGATAATCACTAATTGGGTATTGTTTTTCTTGGTTGTTACTAAAGCCTCCGACCAATATTTCTGTCTTTGATGTGGAATATGTTTTGTCTCCCCAACTTATTTTTGTTTCCGAAGTAGCTGGTCTTGCCTTCTCTATTGCGGAGCTAGCTCCTATTAAAACAACCTTAAACCGTCTATTTTTGGGTTTAAATTTTTGGATTCCTCTACCAGAAAAGTTTGTAACTACAAATCCAGTTTTTTGTATAGAATAATAGTTCTCGATAGGAAAATCTATAGCCACAAATTTAACAGGAGCATCAAAAGGCTTGTAGAACTTTAGAAAATCTGGAGGGTCAGTAATCCACCCTAGAGACTCGTTTAAAGGCAAGTCAAAGCCAACATTATTACCTAAAAAGCCAGTAATAAAATTTAGCCCCTTTTTTAGAGTTATATTTACACTTTCAAAAGGTTGGGAAGATAATCTATGAACTTGCTTTCCAGCTGAAAGTGGGTGATAAACATAATGTGTACTATGCCCTGTATGACTACTTCCTGTTGAGTAGGTTGTTTCTATCGTATCAAATCCAACGGCTTTTACCATTTTCCCTTCAGGAGTTGTTTCCTCTTGTCTAATGGCTTCTAATTTCCCTGACTTTATTATCTCTCCATTTACCACCACAGAAATACCATACCTCTTTGAAAAGACGACAGGGACCTCGTAAGGAGCCCAAACAATTATATCCGAAGTTCTTTCCCATTCTACATAATTCCATGGTTTCGCCCAAACTAATCCATCTGGTTTTTCTAATTGGGTAAATGCTTCTATTTCAAATCCATTCCCAGACACATTAATAGCCCTACAATGAATTTCTTGTCCTAACCTACCAGTAGAAGTGGCTCCATATATAGGAATAATATCTGGAGTTACCATAACAAAAGGAGTTGTGTCCCAGTTGATGTTAATTCTATCTCCATGTCTCGCCTCACCTTTAATCATTCGACGAACAGAACCATATGGAACACCTTTGGAGTCATACCAAATTAAACCACTATCACTAAATGTTGTATAAGAGCCATTTCTCTGCCCCACCGACATTCCCTTCCCATCAATACGGACATAACCACCTTGGATAGATGCTCCAATCTCGTTTAGGTCAATAACCCCAGCTCCTAGTTTATCTACCGTAACACTACCAGCTTTAATCTTATCGCCAGTAATAGAATCAGCTACTAGTTTGTCGCCTGTAATCGAGTTGGCTTTTAGCTTATCTGCATCAATAGAACTGGACTTAATCCTATTCCCCTCAATACTATCGACTTCCATATGGTCAGATGTAATCGCCTTAGCCAAAATCTTATCAGAAGTAATAGCGTTAGATGCAATCTTAGCTGAGGTAATAGCATTGGCAGAAATTTTATCTGTAGTAATTGCTCCTTCAGCAATTTTGGTTCCTACGATAGCCTTATCACCAATGTGTTTAGCTGTAATAACGTTTCCATCAATTACAGTATCTCCAGTAATGTGTACGTACTTGCCAAGGATAGACACTCCGTTTGGAGACAAATTAATACGAGATACAATTTCTTGTCCAGTTAGAGCTTTATTTGCATTAGATACCCTCAAATCAATAGAGTTAGATAGTTGAGTAATATTACTTTGTAACGAAGGAATCGTTGACGATGTAATTGTTCCAACCTTGCCTTGTAGCTCTCTAACCGTACTATTAATTGAATTAGCGGTAGCGGTAATCCGTGATTCGTTTTGTTTATTACTGTCCGCTACTTTTGCATCAATAGCATTAGATAGCTGTGTTATCTTGCTTGTTACTCCACTGTCAACACTATCTATCGCACTTCTTACTTCTTGAATTTTTTTCTGTGCGTCAGCTATTCGTTTATAACTCAAAGATTCGTTTTTATAAACCTCTGGGTCTATAACTTCCTGTACAGTAACAGTTTTAGGAGAAGACATAGTTCCCTCTCCAAAGATATCTACATAAGCAACCTTGATGACATATGTCCCCGTGCTACAAATATATGTGTACTCATTTTCTTTAAGTTCTATTTTTTCGCTGT